AGTGGCTTTCATTAGTAGTTCTGGTCGTTCTTTCAACTCTTTTAGCTTGTCTTCCTTTAAGGTTACTGCTATTTCGTTGGTGTGTGGTGGTAATATAGCAAGGTTCTGTAAATACCAATCTTCTACTAGTAAGATATGAAGTCTACCTAACATATCACTATCTCCTGTTAGTCTTAGTATTTCTTGACCTTTAAGGTCTTTAATCATTTCAGGGATAACAAATTGCTCAAATATCTCTGAAAATGGTATTGCAAACTTCTCTCTTATAAAGTCAAACAGTTTACCTGCATTTTGGTTAAGTAATTGTGAAGTTCCTAAAGGAGTTCCTGATGCTGGTGTTACTCCTTGCACTATCTCTCTTGAGTTAGTTAAATCATTAGCAAGTTCTAGTATTCTGTTCCAATCTGCTATAAGTTGGTCAAAAGCATCCATTCTTAATACTACTTGGCTTAGGTCTTCTGACTTAATAATATCTCCGTTCTGAAGGTCTGTTATGATGTTTTGAAGGATTAGTTGGTCTTTAGTCTTTAAAATGGTCTTAGCAGCTAATTCAAGCCCCTGTGCTATCTGATTTCCTATCTGATTAGCTCTAACTTGTAGGTCAAACAGTAGTTCATAGATACCCTCTCTCCACCATCTCTTTTTGTAACGGCTTCTATGGAATTCCTTGTAAATATCACTCATTTTCTTCCCTGTAAGTTCTTCTGCATATAAGATGTATTTAATATCAACTCCTGCTTCATTTCCTTTAGTTCCTGCTCCTATTACTTTAGCAAGGATATACTTGTCTTCATCTCCTTTGGTTGGCTCAGTTCCTTGATGTTCTTTAAGGTCTGCAACACTTATTTCTCCGTTTCTTTCGTAAATCTCATAATAAGGCACAGTTGTTTCTGTTTCTGTAGTTCCTATATCGGTCTTATAAGTCTTTGTATTACATTCTTTTAAGGCTTCATCTACATTATCCCATATATCAGCTTTAGCTCTTAATTCTGAAGAAGTCATTTGATGTCGTTCAATAACTGGTGTATCGTCTAATGTTTCAGCTGTTTGGTTGATTACATAGAAGTTTGAAAGGTCTACTCTTTCATACCCTCCTTTGATTTTCTTCCAGACAACATTACCCCAGCCACTTCCTTCTTCAATAGCTGAGTTAATTTCTTCTGCTTGTCCTGTTTCTCTTAGATATTCCTTTAGTTTTAGGTTAGATATAATGCAAGGTAACTCGTCTATTGGACGAGCTGAATAAATGGTTATATCTTTAGTATCAAAATCTATGTTCTTTACTTCACTATCTACTCTAGGAGAGATAATATCATACCAGTATTTATAGTTGCCTAATGAATCAATCTTACCTGTTGGATAGGTGTGTGTTTCAAACAAGGTTATCCTGTTTACTGTCTTGTATTGTGAGAAGTCATAGTTATCAGAGATTTTAGCATCCTCGGTGAGGAATTGTTTTACCTCCTCCTCTATTTGGCGATTTAGGGATGTTTTATTCATAGTGGTTATATTATACCATTTAAACTAATAAACTACAAATTATAGTCCTGTATCGTTACTTGTAACCCGATTATACCTTATTTGTTGTATTCTCCTTATTTCTTCTTGTGATTGTGCTGGTATAGCGAATAAAGAAACAAAAGCATAACATATAGCATCCATTGAATTTCCAACTAGAATATCATTTGCATAATAATTGTGTTCTTTATCAATTGTTAGATTGTAAACGTCTTCTTTTCCGAAATTCTTTCGCCCCACAATTGTTATGGCAAAATCTGCTTCTGTTGGGAAAATATGTTTCATATTCTTTTCCACAAACTTCGCAATTCTTTTTAAATACTTTTCTATTAAGCCAAGTTTTTTCTCCGTGTTCACTGTGCCATTTAATTCCTTCCTTAGAAGAGTGCCATTCTTTTGCAAGTTCTCCAATATCTTTGAGATGGTCTGACATTTTCTCTTTAAATCCTTCTCGTTGCCACATTTCTTTTGAGTGTTCTGATATATGGTCTTTAATAGTTTTAAGTTCAAGGTTAGAGATTTCGTTATTTCGTCTATTGCTGTCCTTGTGGTGTATGTGGTGCCCTTCTGGGATTTTACCATTAAAATGCTCCCAAACTGCCTTGTGTAGTCTAATTTTTCCGTGATAGTATCTACCGTCCCACTTATATTTTTTATTATTGAATGTGATTGTTTTTTCCATAAAGATATTTTATTAGTTTCTAATACCTTTATTCTATCATCGTATCTCAAAGAGTCAATAGCTACCTTACCTCTATGTGTGTAAATCTTATGATTTCCTGTTCCAACTAACTTAGAACCATTAGACAACTTAATTTCATAGACTCTTGCAAGTTTTTTATTCAATTGAGATACTAAAACTTTATGTTCTCCTTTTTCTGTTTTAACCACATCGCCAACTTTAATATTTTTTATCTGTTTATCTCTACCATTGGCTAATTTAACTTTTGTTTCACCCTTTAAACAATGAGAAAAGGTGTGTTCTGGGGTATTTAGTATCTTACCTTGCTTGTCTGTTTCCCATAAATAGTTCCTATATTCATTGATTACATTGTAACTTCTCTTGGTAACACTTATTTTCTTGTCCTGGACTATACCTATTCTCCATTTAACAAAGGATTTAATGTTCCCCTCAGCTCTTTTACGAACTCCTGTGATGTTTACTCCATAAGACTTAATCTCATCTATGCTTTTAGGCTCTGCACTATCTGCTATTACTAACTCACTACTCTCTTGGTTTTTAATGATGTCTGCTATCTGTTTATTGCTTAATCCCTTTAGAAATGTAATTTCGTCTATGATATATCCACCGTTATAGTAATATATGGCTACAATGCTTGTTGGGTCATTAGAGTATCCAAAGTCTAGTCCAAATCTTACTAGCTTAGCTTCGTGTGGTATTTCGTCTATTATCTCCCAACCTTTAAATATCTTACCCTCTACTTCTCCTAATTGTCCTAGTCCGTAAACTTTCCACCAACCTTTTCTGTTCTTTCTACTTTCAATACTATCTATGATTTCTTGTGAGAGTGCTTCGTTATCTTTATAAGTCAAAGTAATGAAATCAACATCTTCTCTCTTACCCATAACCTCTGTATAAAACCAAAACTCATTTGTTGGATTCCAGTCTAAGAAGACAAAATCTTTGGTTCTTACTTCTATTTGGTCAAAAGCATCTAAAGTTAAGTTGTTTGCTTCGTTAAGAAAAGCCCTATCTCTACGACCCCCTCTTAGTTTATCTGCTTGGTCTGCTGAAAAGAACTCTATCTGACTACCTGTTTCAAATGTATAAATACTATCAGTTGCTTGCCACCTGCTACTTTTCCAATAATTGTGGAACTGCATTATGTTCTTAAAATCACGAAGAGCACCTCTTTTTAGGTGAGGTGTTGATTCTGATATAATTGAAGTCAAAGTTTTTTCTTTATCCATTTGAGCCCTTGTAATGAGATAAAGTATAATTGAAATAGTTTTAGAAGCACTTGTTCCTCCTGAAACTGCTCTTATCTTTTTATTTAACTCAATTATCCTCTGAGTTGCTGTTGTCTTTTTGAACTCCATTTGCTATATCCATTATTGGTTTTACTAAAAAGGGTTTATTATCGTCGTTTCCAATTGGTTGCATTGCCTTCCCCATTAAATGGTCTCCTACCCAAACTACTAATCTTGGATTACTTTGGTAATTCTTTTTTAACCATACAAAATAATCATCAATATCACTTTGACTCCAGTGGTCTGTAATCTTAGGTCTTACTGACCCTTCTTTATTTCCTGCTCCTTTTCTTTTACCTCCTTTCATATTATTGATTAGTTTGACGTTTTATTATATATATTGCCCTTTATAATTAACTTCTAAGGTGTTTATAATTTATAGTTGATGTGTATTACCTACATTATAACAAATTATTTTTAAAAAGTAAAGGCAAGTAATTTTCATTACCTGCCTTTTGTAAAAAGAACATTTTAATTAAATAGAAGTGATACCTATTATCCGAAGAAAAGTCCATATCTTTTTCTTTGCCTCCTTAGTGAGTTTAACTTCTCTGTAGTTAGGTTCATTGATGAAAAACTTTCTTAAGTCTTTCCCCACTAAAATATAATAGGGAATGCAATAGTCATTTATCTCAATAATAGCATAGACCGTTTCGCTGGGAATGGGGTTTTTGAGAATAAAGATTATCTTAGACGGGCTTTGTTTTGTCTGATTGACATAGATAGTCTTTACCCTATCCCATTTTGCAAAGTCTTTGAAAAGGTCATCTGCTCTGGTAATTCTAATAGCTACCAGCACGATAAACGCAGACAGGATTATAATTCCTATCCAACTCCAGATTTGTCTTGCCATTTTGCACCTCCTTAGGGGTTTACAATGTCTGTTTTAGGGGTTTACAATGTTTTTACTGGCTTCTGGCTACCCCTGTTGATTGAAGTTTGGTTAAGATGTGAATACCTTTCCACTGACCTTTAGCGATTGATTTCGCTGTGCTGACTAATTCTTGGATTACTTTCAGCGAGGTGAAACTGTGGTCGTCAAACTGACCAAGTCTACGAAACAGCTCTGCCTCTAAGAGATTTATCATCTCATAAAGCAACCTCCATTCCTCCTCTGCATTTTCCACTACTGCGAGTGAAACGATATTTACTTTTTCCATATTAGACTCCTTTCAAGAAATTAACTAAAATTTCTAAGTAAAAACTTTTTTGAAGTTTTGGTTTATAGGGTATATCCATCTCTAAGTCATCGTGACATTCACGACAGAGCCAAAAAATAGGACTGTTCCTGAAAAACCTTTTAGGATAGATAAGTCAGTGGTGTTTGGTAAGAGTTTTCATCTCCAAACACTTGGGACATAAACTATATTTACCAGACACATAGACCACCCCCTTTCGTATTTAATTATATTATTAAAGAACAACCGACGAGCAGATAAAGAATTGAACTCTATTATTACCATACTGCTCAAAATAAGGGGGGGTGCAGTTTGCCCTCCCCCTTGGGTTTACTAAATAGATTTGAAGAGTTTTTTTATCTTCTTTTGACACTTGGGACAAACCAAGAATTTCATTTTACCTACTTGGATTACCAGCAAAGTGTCTGCCTCTTTTTTACAAACTTCGCAGTTAAACATCTTATCCCTCCTTTTTTAAGATAATTTCTTCACCACACTTACAGCGAATGGTTATCTTTGGAACTTTATTACAAAGTTTAAGGTTTCTTTTCCTGTAAAAGTAGTAAAGGGTTATTGAAATTGAAGTAAAAACAATTCCGATGGCATTTGAACAGAAATACAAAGTATTGCTGATGTGAATACTATAAACTAAATAGCAACACAGTCCTATTAGGACAACCCACCAGAAGCCAATGGATACTCCTTCAGTTTTTTTACCCCTAATAAACTTAACTATCTGGAATAAGGAGCTTCCCTGAAGGAGTATCGCACCGAATATACCAATGTTGAGAAACAACCATTCCATATTACCTCCTACTCATAAAAAGGAACGAATTGACTTGAAACTCTTTCCACACCTTTGGATTTCTGCCGATACATATTGACATCAATTATCCAATAGCCAACGTGGGCAGGTGTTCCAAGTTTTTTCATAAATGGGGTCTGGTCGCACAAGCACCCAGCATCAAAGCAATGGATATTCCGATAAAACAAGTAAATTGATTTATGGAAATGTCCCTGCAAGAGCATATGGGGTTTCTGACCACCACTGATTGCTTCCACATACTTTTGGATTTTGTAGGAAAGGGCATATGCCGTTCCACCGCCAGGATGTCGGAGTCTGACTTTCAGTCCATTATCAAGGATGTCTTGCTCGTCATAACCAATAAACTTATAGTGGCGACTTCGCTTTTCCAGTTCCTCGCCGATGTTAAGACCCATATTTCCCTTTGACTTGAACCATCCACCGTGAGAGTTTTGGGCTTCTATTGAGTAAACAGTTTTTCTAAACCGTTTGAACTCACTTGTAAAAAAACCAAGCTGTGCAGAAGCACCGAGATAGTCAAGTTCGTAAATATGACCATCTCTCCCTGACATACCCTCAACGGTATCGCCAGAATTAAACCAAAACTCTATCCCTTGCCGTTTCCCGTCTTTAATCATTTTTCTCAACACATCTGGTCGGTAGCAGGAATGCCCTAAATGGCAATCCGAGAAAGCACCAAACCGAATGTGTCTATCGGGAAAATCAATCTTTTGGGGTGTATATTTTTTGGAATTTACCCCAACAAGACCTTTGAGAACAAACCCGATTTCTTTTGAAGATAACTTCCTTTTACGAAGCTCTTTCAAAAGACCCAATTCTGCCTTCGTCATCTTTTTCGCTTCCATTAGAACCTCCTTTCAAATCTATTAGAATGTTAAAGAACATTGTGCTTATAAAAGCTCGGTTCTTAACTATAAATAAGGTTTTGTGGTGCTTTCACCCACTATGCCGATTATCGCTTTTTATATCTATAATTAAGAACTAAACTTTCAAAAGAACTGTTTTGTTTATTTATTAAAATTATAATCTTCCATAGTTATTTATATTACTCACTTTTTATAACTTTTGTCTTTGTCTTTTTACACTTTTTACTTTTTGTCAAACATACTTAATCCCCTCAATGAATAATTCCTTGGAATAATTTTCAAACCAATAAAAATATTTAAACTTCCCCCTACTACCATCTGGAAACTCTCTAAAACAGTGCCAC